TATCAGATGCTTCCATTTCATCCATAACAATTTCAATCGGTGCTGATTTGTTATCACCAACAATTGCTTCATTTATAATGTCTTCTACGGCTGCATCGCATTCTGGATGTGAAGCGATATCTCTATACTTAAGTATAAGATCTACTTCATTTTTTGCAGTGTCTCCGTCTAGATCAACATACTGGCCAAAATGACCACCGCTGTTAATAACGCCTGCACCGTCTTCGTCTGTATTTGGAACAAAAGAAGGAAGCTCGGGTTCTTTCCCGCCCTTTCTATTTATTTCAAAACCAAAAAGTTCTGCCATGTGTTTTACCTCAATATTATCGGAGGGGATTAATCCCCTCGTCTAATATTATTTATACTACTTTTAAGAAGTAGTTCCAGACTCCCAATATTGAACCTGCAACTCAACTGTAAATTCTTCAATCTGGTTTTCATTATCATATGAAAGTTCGATTGTTGAAAGATTAGTTGGGAAACATCCTCTCATGTCGTAAGTCTTAGTTACGTCACCTTGCTTGTTTAGCTGCTCAACAATAATGTCAGCCATATAATCCGTAGGATTACTTTGACCTGTGTTATTATTGTGCTCGCTGATACCATTCATCCATCTTTCAAAAGAGTTTCTTACCTCAAAACCAGTGTCATTAATTATTGTTAATGTTACCGGCTCAAAAGTTCGGTCTCCAGCTAGTTGTAGTTGTCTGCCTCTGAATAATACAGGTACAGGAGCTACAACTGATGAAGGAAACTGAGCACCCTTAATCATGAAAGAAGAAAGTTCAACGTCACCTTGAGCATAAGATGGGAAGTTACATGTTACTTTGAACATGTTAGAACGTGCACCACCCCCTACAAGCTTAGATTTAAAATCGTCTACGCCTAAAATTGCCATTATTCTTCTCCTAATTAACTACCGGCGATTTCTGAGAAATCGACTCCGGTTCTTGTTGCGATAAAGTTCAGTGATATGAAATTAATAGATCTTGAAGGCTTGATAAAAATATCAGCAACAAATCTATTAGCATCAATTACTTGACCCGTGTTGTTTGTAGCATCACATACGACTCTAAAGTCTGTAACACCACGTCTTCCCTTAACATCTCTTAAGAATGGTTCAAGTAAGTTTCTAAATTGAGCTCTTGTAAACTCATCGTTGAATTCAAATAGTTGACCCTTAGCGGCTGTACTAATTGCTTTTTCCAATACGATGAATAATCTTCTTACATTGATTCTATCAAATGCACTTGGCTTACTTAATAGTGTCTTATCACCAAACATCATAGTACCTTGCCCAGGGAAAGAAACTAGAGGATTAACTCTCGCTTTATAAAGCGTGTCTCTATCAACTTTCTTAGGATTATACGCTAGTTTAGCTACACCAAATAGTTGGCCTCTTGTTGTTCCAGCAGGTGAGAACCATGCGTCAGCAACATTATCAGTATTTGCACAAAGACCAGCACAAAGACCAGAGGCTCCTAGCCATCTGTATGTGTCGTTATACTTGTCGTAAACATACACAGCACCAGAATCAGCAGAAGCATATGAAGTTGATACTAGTGTATCAGCCCATGCTTTTACGTCAGCGGCCGGTGTGGAAGTTCCGACTGAATCTTCGATCGGAGGTGATACAAATGCCATACAATCCTTTCTAGTTTTACATATTGAAATTAGTTTATCTGCAATAGTATTAGTGCCATTGGCGTCTGGGTATGCAAACATCAAGTTTACATCGACAGTTTCAGAGTCTGCTAAGAAGTCTAATCCAACATTAATCTCTGCAGCGGTTGGTTCGTTATCGTCAGTTCCCAATGTCATTACCGCGGTAAGAACAGCGGTCCCGGTAACATAAGCAGTAGCAGCTGTTTGCTCAGCGAATGATTCGCCAGCATCAGTTAATGCACTTTGATGACCGGTCCAATAAACATACTTAGACCTAGTATTAATTACGTCTTTATAGTAGTTTGTAGTACCGTCTGATTTTTTAGCGTCAGATGCTTGAGAAACGAATTGGAAAGTTTCTAGAACAGTTCCGGCAGTGCCAGTCCATGCTCCAGTTCTATCTACGATAGCGATGTGTAATTCGTCGTTTGTGTGTCCGCCAACTGCAGCTGAGTCAGAAGTTCCAGGAACTCCGTCAAACTCGTTTGCTTCAGTAAATGCAGCAAAGGCTGTTGCATTGGCTGGACATATTTTAACATCAATTGCGTTACCTAGTACACCTGGGTATTTAGCAATAAATGTTCCGTCATGTGATAAAGAATCATAATGATCTTCATTTTTGACTAGTTTAGCAGTTCCGTCGGTCGCGTTTTTTTGACCGTCAGTTGCTGCTCGTACTACTTTAAGCGCATTACCATACTTTAGGAATGATGCTGCGGTTAAAAAGTACTTATAAGTATTGGAATCTGGTGTTCCGAAGATGCTTGCTAGTTCTATTTCTGAACCAACCGTGCGAACTTCTTCTACAGGACCCCAATTAAAAGCGCCTGCGAATCCACCAATACTGGTTGAAACTGCAGGTACTACGCCCGATGCGTCAATTTCATTGACTTGGACGCCTGGTGATACTTGAAATGCCATTTGTTTGTCCTCTCAATTTGAGTTATTAATAAGTTTTCATAATACGGTTATGTTCAATCAGTTTTATTTATATAAATAAAGATTTAAAGGTGTTCTACCTCAAACCATACATTACCTTCGCCGTCACCTTTACCTTCAGTAACGTTATGATGTCCGTCATTAATAATACCAAAAGGCAATAAATCATCCTGTATTGCCTTTAATTGTTCTCTATATAACATGTTTTTCATGTCAATATTTGTTATCCCTTGGAATATATCCGTAGTTGTAAACCAACCAAACAACACTAAGTTCATAACTAAGTCGTCGTGGTTAGGTGCCTGAGCCTCAAATGAGTTGCCTCTTGCCACAAAGGTACACATCTCTGATATAGTTTCAGCATCAACAATGTGTAATTTCTTCTGGCCGATTAAATCCTTTAATGTGGAACAACCAATTCTCTTAACTCTTCGAGTCATGGTAGCACCAATAGCATTTGCTTTAATCTGCGATTCAACAAACATATTCTCGTATTCTAAATCGTAATACAATCCGTTGCAAACTACCGCCCCCTGGTCATTGGACTCTACGATAACGTAAGCTTCGTTATATAACATAGCATATTTATAACAGATATCTGGCAACAACATTGGCGATATATTATTATCTCTGAATATACAAACCTGCTTAAACGGATTTACTGATGTATCAATAATAGTAAATGTGCTATAATCTTGCCCACGGCCTTTAGCCACGTCGACGGTCATTACGTACTGTCCATCTTCCCTTGGTTTTTCATACATAAACAAGTTTTCGTTAAACGACATAGGTCTCTGAGACTTTTGCGCTAACAAGTCACTTGCATCAATTAACGTATTACCACGTCCGTGGAAATTATTACCAAATTCCTGATCAAACTGTAATTCGGAGGTGTTAGCAATAGTTTGACTTTGCCAGGCCTCGTCTCTGCCCGGAACATCCCACCAATCAACTCTAAATGCTTTATATTCATTAGTATATGTGGTAGCACCTTCCCAAATCCGGTGGAATATATTACCAATACCATTAGCGGTCGAAGTAATAATAACCTTTGTATCTTTACCAGAAGAAACAACAGGATACGTAGAAGTATAGAACTGTGCATCATTTTCAACAAACGCAAACTCATCTAAAAACAATAAGTTAATAGATAGACCACGAATAGAGCTTCCGGAAGTTGCAGATGCAATAATCTTTGAGTTATTACTAAATTCAACTGATCCTTTATTTAAAGCCTTACATCCTGGCTGCAAGAAAAATGGTAGGTTTTCTAGCATTAACGTCATCCGTGCTAACATCTCTCTAGCGGTCGCGCCTTTGTTCGCTAATATCGCAATGGTTTTCTCAGGGTGAAAACATGCATACCACAGTAAATATGCTACGGCCGAAATAGATTTACCAGACTGTCTACACGCCAATACTACAGAAAAACGGTTATTATTAAAGTGATTAAACATGTTTTTCTGATACGGATATAAATCAAAGGGAACAAGTCCATCGTCTAATGATATTACCTTTAGATAATTAATAGCAAAATACGATGGATCCATCATACATTCTCTATATTCTTTAATCTCCTTTTCAGTAAATTGGCTTTCTACCCCGTCCTTTTTTACATTAGGATTACCTAGATAACCTTCATGCTCATTCTTTAGGCGTGGCATCTATTATCTTTTCCTTGTTTTCTTTATCGTATTTACCAAAAAGCCTTTGCAAATCTGTAGTACTTCCTACAAACAAATTATTGTTTGTAACTTCCTTTGATTTCTTACCTTCACCGGTCAGATCTCTATTACTCTTTTGTAGATCCATAAGCTTATCAGTAACATCGCCGATATCTTTTATAGCCTTAGATAAAACCTCAAAAGCTCTTGGGTGTTCTGATTCCCTGGCCAGTTCAGCAAGTACATCAAGAGATCTCACACCGGTTTCTATGAGATCCTTATATGTTTTCCTTGAAAATTCATAATCATCTTTAACTTCAGCTTCCGCTTTAGTCATTTCAGTCTTGGGAGCTTTCTTTTCAGGTAAGTTTTTATTCAGGCTTGCCTGCATTTTTCCTAATTTATCCATAATGTACCTATGTTATACTTACGTTAACAGTATAGTCGTCATCCTCATTCGCACTCGAAGGAGTGATTGTAAAATCCATATTTTCCAAAATGTTCTCGCCACCGGCATCAGCATTAAAATCAAGGTTAATTTCCCTGATAACGCCCTGATCTGCGGTAGGCCCAAAGTACTTCATCTTCATAACAAAGTCAAATTGATATATTAAGGCTCTACGAGTTTGATAATCTCCCTCATAGTCGTCCTGTATAGTAACAGCACTCAATATTATTGGAACGTCTTGCTTGTACGAAAACCCATTTACTGGGGTAATCGTTACTGTATATTCAGGCTGAAAATATGGAAGAATTTGTTCCATTATTTGCAATCCGTCATCTTGATTTTTTGCCATAGCAAAGAGAGACATGTTAATGTTATATGCTACAGCTTGTTTTATTGTTTTCTTTTTAGTAGAATCAGTTGCGTGATTCTCTACTATTTGGTTTCTTTTACCTAGCTTTTGTGTTGAGTCTATATCCATAGAGGTTATTTCAAAACCCATTCTAGGAAGCTTAATGGCCATAGATGCATCTTGTCCAGTGACACTGTCAAGCCTAGACAAAAACTTTTGCTTAGGTCCATACGCTAAAGGAACCTTGACTTGATTAAGCACATTCCCAGAACCATCCTGTCTAATAACGCTTATGTTATTAAATATAGTGCCAAATAAAGCCACAGCTTTACGTGTTGTCGCGTGATAAAAATGATTTCCGAACATTAATAAGTCTCCGATGCATCGCCAAACGGATTAGTCTCGGTAAAGTCTAAGAATCCATCAGCTTCTATTTCAAACGCATAGTTTTCAGCCTGAGAATCGCTAGGGAAAGCTTCTGCGTCAGCTACATTTTTTATATCACTTATAAAGCACGTGCGCCCCGACTCTGCTCCAGTCAAACCAACTGTTGGAGATACAAAGAAATCTTTCGCGTCTGTACTTCCGGTCACTCCGATATTAGATACCGATATACTAGCAGCAATATCAGAAGTTTTAGTAAGAGTCTGGATTTCGCCATACACACTTACTGCAGGATCCGTTGATATAACCTGTGTAACTCTTTCTCCTAGAGTGAAGTGATTTCCACCAGTTAATGTAATATCCATACTAACTTGATACGATGCTTGCACTTGAGTAACATCAATAGCATCAACTCCAGTATCAAAGTCTTCATCATTATATTCGAACAAGCTACACTGCATTTTGTATACAGGAAGATTAGACAACTGATAAAACGGTTGCTCATCTTCAACAAATGATATTTCAAAGAACGAATTAGACATCGGTAAAAATATTAAATCGCCTTCTTGAGGCTTATTTGTTTCTACTGAATTGTTCCATACACCAACTAAATTATTCCATTGTCTCCTAGAAATAATAAAGGTGGCTTCATCTCGTATTTCTAAGCCAAATTTTTGATACAGATCACCCGCACCTTCAAATCCATCGGTGTTTTCAATATAAGCTTCTATGAGATACGCATCGTCAAACTTAGATGCCCTATCTTCGCCTAGTATGTCATCTCTAGATACTAAAGCCCTAGGAATGTAATATACATCCTGACCAAAAATTTTAAGGGATTCAATAATTAAATCTTCATATAAATTTTGTTCGGACTTAACAGCCTGAGAGAAATATACACTTCGTGGCATAATTTACCCCATATAGAAGTCAACTGGTTGTTCCCAGTTTAATCTGACTTCTTCATTTAATTTTTCTATTTCTTCCTTTGCGTCTTCTAATATCTGTCGTCCGTTAAACGTAACACCGCCAGGCATTACCATTCCTTCGAACTTAGATAAGTTAACACCCCATTGCATTTTTATTAGTGCGGTAGTGTAACGCTTTAAAAAATAATCGTTATACACATCAGTGTACGTAGTCGGATCTAATATTCTATAGCATTCAATTACGATATATTCACCGACTGTCACTTCAGTAGACCAGTCCATATCAACTCTTAATTGATTTTTATGTCTATCAAAGCTTATATGTTTTTCTGAGGAATCCACCAGTAAATTTAGCATTGATAACCACTGTTGTGCCATCTCGTATTCTACCAGAGATCCCATGTATCCAAGTGAATACATATCGTTTAGATGCATTTGGTATTGAACGTCAAACATGCCCGTACCTAGACCATCCCTAATAGGAAACACCTGAACAACATCGGTTACTAGATCAGGTATAGTAATATACCCGTTAGTGACATCATCAGCAGTTACCTGGTGCTTTAGAAATACCTTTTCTATAGAATCGGCGTGATAATGTTGATAAAACTGTAAAGCCTCATCTACTCTATCCTCAACCTGATCGTCGTCAACATTAATTTCAACAACGGGAGCACCTAATGCTCTTAAG